TTTACTCTTGAACCGGCTTTTGATTTTGAAGCTGAAAACGAAGACGCAAGAAACGAACGCAAAACTATTGAACATTTCTTTGAATTCTGCAATCCTGAACTTCCTTATTCACAGCTTCGGCGGCGTGTCCGGCGCGATCTGGAAGTTCTCGGTAATGCCTATTGGGAAGTTATCCGAGACGGCAAAGGCGATATTGTATGGCTTGAACATATCGAAGGGCATACTATGAGGCTTACAGCATTAGATAAAGACTACACTGACGTAGAATATATTATCAGAGACGACGCAAGCAGCGAGCTGCAGAGATACCCGTCAAAAAAGCGTTTCCGGCGTTTTATACAAATTCGGGACGGCCAAAAAGTTTATTTTAAGGAGTTCGGCGACCCCCGTTTAATCAGTGCAAGAACAGGCCGTGCCGAAGATGACGGGACTTGTGCAACTGAGATAATTCACTTTAAGCTGTACTGCCCTTATAGTCCTTACGGTGTTCCGAGATGGATAGGAAACTGGCTCGCTGTTACAGGTTCGAGGCAGGCGGAAGAAGTCAATCACGAATATTTCGAGAATAATACAGTTCCGCCGCTTGCTTTGTTAGTTTCGGGAACTTTGGACGATAAAGCCGTAGAAAAAATCGAGGACTTTATTAACGACGAAATGAGAGGCCGCAAAAGTTTTAATAAGATTTTAATCATCGAGGCCGCTCCGGCCCGAGCGAGCGGATCACGATTTTGTAATCAATAGGCTTTTATTCCCTGCTATGGGCGTGAAATTTTGGAAATACAAAAGTCTTCCGCCTAAGGTCAACGATTTTGAAATAATGAGCAATGTCCTTGATACTTTTAGCAAGTGCGGCCTTACAGTGAGGGAGCTTAGAGCGGAAATATCACGGCTTCTAAATCACCCTCTCGAAGTAATAGACGAGGACAGCGGCTGGTTAGATTTGCCTTTACAAATTTATCTTTCTAAATTACAATATGGAGGCAGCAATAATTTAGTTCCTGATGAAGAAAACGCAGATAAAGAGACGTTATTTTTACAGGCGTTGACTAACATAGAAAAAAATATCTCCTCAGAATAAAAATCCTCCGATACAAAAATAAAAATTTTTAGTGCAGTCCGTGAGTTAATTCACGGGCTTTATTTTATATGCCGGTGTAGCTCAATACGGAAAGAGCGTAACTATGCGGGTTCGAGCCCTGCCGCCGGCCGAATATACTTTAGGAGGTTTTACAATGTTATTAGGCGGTTGGAATTATGACGAAGTTAAAGCTGTAAATTTGCCGCAGAAAGTTGCGAGCGCGTTCACAAGCATAACGAGCGAATTAGTCGGTGCTGACTACATGCCGATAGCTTACGCCGGAAGTCAGGTCGTAAACGGTATTAATCACTGCATTATCGCGCTTCAAACTGTTGTCGTTCCTAATCCTGTAAAGCGTTTAGTAAAGATGATTATCAACATTGATACTAACGGCAAAGCAACATTAGTATCAGTAAGCAGTTTAGGGATTTAAGACAAAGAGGAGTTAGGGAGCGCGGAACTTCTTAACTCCTGAATTTTTTACAAGATGAGCAGATTGAATTTAACTCCTTTACAGCGTCATGAAGCGGCGTTGCGTTTGTACAATATTTTAATGTCGCTTCCGATAGCTAAAAAGGCCGGAGATACGGACGAATATTTGAGACTTGAGCGGCAGTTATCGGCGAATTTAATTCGGCAGTGGACTCGCGAATATACAAAAATCTTAAAATCCTTGCCCGAAAAAATCACGGAACAGGTTATAAAAATTCTCAATGAAAACTTAGAAAAAGCCTTAGGTAAGGACTTCGGTAATTCAGAGAGAGTTAAAAAATTCTTCCATGACTATATCGGAAAAACTTACAAAAATTCTAAGCGCGAATTTGCTCCTGAAGCTAATTTAAGTCTTCCTGATAAAAAGGCCGTTGATGTTCTTACTAAGCATAATTGCTTTTGGATTGGCGAGCATTACGGCAGCCATATCGGCGGCAAAATAGCTGAATTAACTCAGCAGGCATTAACTGACGGCTTAGGACGTAAAGAACTTGCAAAAGAATTAAAATCAGCTCTCGGCGGGAAAGTCGGCGGTTACAAATATTGGGACGTAGTTTCGAGTGCAGCATTAGTCAGGGCTCGTTCTTTCGGAGCAATTTCAGGAATGGAAGAGGCCGGAATAGCTGAGTATGAGATTTTAGCTATGCAAGACGAACGTATGTGTCCAATTTGTGGCGAAATGGACGGACGCGTTTTTAGTGTTGCAATTACGAGAGAAAGAATTAACAGCGTTTTGAACATTAAAGACCCCGAAGCATTCAAGCAGGCCATGCCGTGGCAATCAGAAAGTCCTAAGGGAATTAGTAACGCGGCATTGCAAAATTCAGGCATGAACTTGCCTCCTTTTCATGGGCGTTGCAGGTGTACGCTGATTTCAGTGATTGAAAATTTCGATACTGTTGCACTTCCGAACGATATTCCCGAGCCTGTTAAATCTGTTGAAGAAGTCCCAATTAATGAGCCTCCAGTAATGGCTTTACAAGGTATTATGAACGAGTATCACATTGCAGATTACGGAAGCAGAATAGAAATTTACTTTGACAACAACGTAGTTAACGGCGAAAGTACTTATGCTAATGTTCCAAGAAAAGCAACACAAGAAGAACGCGACAAAGCCGTAATTGAGGCCATTAATCGACATAGACCCGATTTAGAGTTAGCAGCTTTAAGCCGCCGCGGAGGTTTTGCAAATTTTGAGATGAATGAAAAATGGGGCGGCCGGTTACTTTCAGACTCTGAGAAAATTCAAGTAGACCGCGAAATGGAAGAATATATTAAACAGCTTTTCGGAAGCCCTTTAACCGACAAAGGACGCGAATTAAATGAGGGATATTGGGTACACGAAGACGGAGGCTGGCGGAGAATTAAGTAATTCGGGGATAAATTTACTAAAAAATAGCCTTGAATGTGTCGAGAAAAAATTAGAAATATACCGCATGGGAACAGGACGAGAGAAACTAAGGCAGTTGAAAGAAAAATTTGTAAATTTCAGCTGGGACGTTCTTCAAAATGTAGCTGTAGAGATATTAAGCAAGATGTTTTAACATGCCGATATAGCCCAAGATGGGAGAGGCAGTGCCATTGCGACACGGGTGCAAGTTCGAGTCTTGCTGTCGGCAAAATAAAAAAATTTTTAGGAGATGCAGATTTTGACTGCGTCTCTTTTTTTATGCAAAGGAGCTGTTAGTATGCAGACAAAAACAGAAAATATTGTAGCTTTCAAAAAATCCGATACTAAAAAGCAAATTGTATTCGGCGAGGTTTATGTTCCTGACCGTAAAGACACGGACGGAAATTTCATGACCGCTGAAACTATCGAGGACATGGCTCACGATTTTCTTGCAAATAAGAAAAATTCGCAGATTAGTACGGATCACGACGGCTATACTGATAAAGGCGTTGTGGTAGAAAGTTTTATAGCGCGCGAGGGCGACCCTGATTTTATTGCTGGGTCTTGGGTAGTTGGTGTATATGTTCCCGACCCTGAAGTTTGGAAGCTGGTAGAAAACGGCGAACTTACAGGCTTTTCAATCGAGGGTGTAGGAACTTTATTCGAGGAAGGAGACACAAAAGAAGATGAGTAAACCAGACAAAGCGGGTGAATTGCGCGGCGTTAAAGTCGACGCTATCAGCCTCGTTCCGAAAGCGGCAAACAAAGAGCGTTTCAAAATTTTCAAAGGTGCAGTCGCTGACGAAATTTCAGAGAAAGATCGCGGTAGAAAACTAAATGAAGCCTTTGAAGCATTGCAGAAAGTTTTAGGCGTTTCGCGTTATTATGATGATAAAGCAGTGCCGGAAACTGACCCCGTGAAAATTACGGCGGCTATTGAAGATTTTAGAAACATCACGCTTGAAATTTTCTTAGGAAATACTAATGAAATACAAAAATCCGGGCGCAAAATTTCTACTTCAAGACTTACAAAGCTGAAAGACATTCAGACGCTTATAAATGACGTTATGAGCGGACTTGATGATGACAAAGGCGGCGAAGACGAGGGAGATTTGGCAGCAGCTGTTAAATCAGCGTTAAAGCCCGTAAGTGAGCGTATTGAAAGCCTCGAAAAGGCCGAAAATACAAACGTAATTAAGAGAGCCGTAGAAGAGGCGATTTTGCCGTTGACGCAAAGACTTGCAAGAGTTGAAAAAGCGCGCGGCCTCTCGCAGAGAATTCCGGAAGACACAAGCCTCCAAAAAAACAGCGGAGACATTTGGGACGGAATATTTTAATAACAAAATTGGAGTGTGATTTTTTACAATGAACAGCAACAGAACTTTAATTAAAGACGCCATAACGTCCGGCGATACAATGACCGGGACTGGTAAAGGCGGAAAATTAAGCCCGCAGCAGGCTAAAAAATTTATCAGCTACATGTCCGACAATACGCAAATATTGAAGGATACTAAGCTCGAGGAAATGAACTCGCCTGAAAAACAGCTTGATTTTTTACTAATCGGAAGCCGTTTAATTCGTAAAGCTACAGAGGCGTCTTCACCGGCTGAACTTGCGGGCGTAAATATCAACCGCAAAGAGTTACGCAGTGTTAAAGTCCGCTTATCAGCCGATATTACGTCAGAATTTATCGAGGATAATATCGAGGGAAAAACAGCAGGCGAGAGGATCGCGTCTGAACTTGCGCAGCAGTTCGGCAACGATTTAGCGGACTTGATGTTCAACGGAGATACAGCAGCTGCCGGAACTGACGCGAGTTTCTTAGCTATCGGCGACGGTATCATCAAACAGGCTAAAACAAGCACGGACACTCACAAATACAGCCTCAAAAATAAAACCGATTACAAAGGCGACATTTTCCCGAACATGCTTAAATTAATGCCTAATAAATTTAAGCGCGACCGCAAAGACATGCGTTTCTATTGTTCTTCGAGCGTTGCAGATGCCTATGTTACGAGCCTTGCTGACAGAATAAGCGAATTAGGCGATACAGTTTTACAGTCGGGAAGCCTTGTAAAATTCTTAGGTATTCAGGTTTTTCCCGTTGAATATATCCCCGATGATGTAATTATTTTGACAAACAGGCTCAACCTTGTTTCGGGCGTTCAGCGTGAAATGAAAGTTTATTCACAGTTTAATCAGCGCAAAGACTTAACAGAATATACAATGTACATGAGAGTTGACCCGGGTAAAATCGTCTGGGACGATGCTCTTGTAATTGCATACGATTTTTAATCATGACTGACGCAATTTTAGAGACTGAACAGGCTCAGGCTCAAACTCCGGCACAAAAAAACAAGCCCAAAAACGAGAAAATCAACATAAAACTCACGGGCGCGGCAAGCTGCATGATTGATAATGTTGCATACTTTAGGGGAACAGTTTTCAATATGGACAGCAATAAAGCCGAGAGATTTTTGAGTACGGGTCTGTTTGAAAGAATATGAGTTATTGCAGCGTTCAAGACTTACGCGCTGAAGGTCTTGACGAAGAAAAATACTCAGATGAAAAATTAGAGAAATTAGTAAAATTGTCCTGTGATTTTATCGATAAAGTTACGGGACAATTTTTTGAACCCCGCGAATTAACTTTAAGGCTTGACGGGCGCGGCGGACGTATTTTAGTGTTGCCGTACCCTTTAATTAACGCTGAATTTATCGAGATAGACGGCGAAGTTATCAGTGATTTTGTTATTTACAACAGACTCGAAGATAGACCGTACCCTAAAATCTACAGGGATAAACGCTGGCCTAAGGGCAAATTAAATATCACAGTTAAAGGCACTTGGGGCTATGTTGAAGAAGACGGCTCTACGCCCGAAGATATTAAAAGGATTTCGAGGAAGCTCGCAATTTACAATTTCCCGGATTTAAGCGACACGGAAGCTCAAGAGGACAGGAATTTACGCGGCCTTTTAGTCTCCGAAACAACGGACGGGCACAGCTACAAATTAGCGGAAGATAGCGTTAATAATTTATATTCCGGCTCAATCACGGGAGATACTGAAATAGACGGGATTTTGCGGGCTTATTCACGCTCAAAATTAAGGCTGGGGATAGCATGAAGCCGAAAATAATTCATTTAGTAAAAGTTATTCTGCATCACCGTGAAGAAACTTTGACAGACCCTGAATTTGGTGTAACAGGCGAGATAAATTTTTCCGAACCTTATGAACTTTTCGGGCAGGTAAAATATAAAAAATTTGAGAGTTTAACGCCCGTAACTGACGGCAGCGACCCGATTAATGAGGGGCATATAGTTTTTTATTCCGATGATTGGAACGCTTCCGGCGGGTGTGTAGCTGACGAATTAGAACTTGAAGACAGTTCGCGGCTTATCGTTACGGAAATAAGACCGGCGGCTCATTATCACGGGAAGTTCTATCACGTTCATGTTTATTTTTCGAGGAAACGCGCACGATGAGCAATTTAACAGGTGATTGGAACAAATTAGCAAATATGTTAAATCCGTCAAGACTAAAAAATTCTTTGCGAAAATGTGCAGCAAAGGCAGGGAATTACGGTGCAAGCGAAGTGAAAAAGGGCATTCGTGGCGGTGCTCCGGGCGGTCAGAGTTTTGCGCCCTTAAGTCCAGTAACTATTATAAATAAAGGTTCGAGCAAGCCTTTAATAGATCACGGAGATTTAATCGGGAGCGTAACTTACGAAGTTTTTAACGACAATTCGAGCGTTTTTATAGGCGTAAAAAAGGGTAAGGAAGTAAATATCGCCGCTGTTCATGAGTACGGCTGTACTATCGGAGTTACTTCAAAAATGCGTGCCTACTTGCATTATCACGGCATTCACTTAAAAAAGACTACGGCTTACATTCACATACCCGCGAGGCCGTTTTTAAGTCCTGTATTTCAGAGCGTCGAATTTCAAAAGATGATTTCAAAAATTTACCTGAATGCTTTACGGGAGGGGTTTTCCTTATGATAGTCGAAACTGTTAGAGCATTAATTAAAATGCTGAAATCCGAACTTTGCGAGAATGTTGTATTAAGCGCGGGGAATATCGTTGAAATATCTAAACTTCCGGTGATTATCTTAAACGGGCCTGTATTGCAGGAGAAAAAACGCTTAGCGCGCGACCCCGACCGGATTTCTGTAATAGATGAGGAGAATGAAGTCGCTGTTTTAGAAGTTCCGCCGCGCTGGTACGACTTGCGTTTTGATGTAAATATCTCGTTTGATAATTCGCTTTCAATGTTGGAATTTATCGAGAAATTCAGCATTTTAGCACAAAAAAACAGGCTCATAAAAGCCGTCAATGACTTGCGGGAGCGTCAATATATCTGGGCTTGGCGGACATTACCCGGTCTTGATACAAAGCCTAATATTTCGCAAGTTTTTCAGGGACGCGGTGAAATTGTAATTTATGACGTTGAAGTTTACAGCGGCATTCAGGAAGTTTGGCCGCTGATCAAGAAAGTTAATGTTGAATTTAATAACCAAGATACAATCGAGGTGTAAAAATGAAAAATTGTATTATCAAAAATCTCACTGATAACCCTCGCGACTACCCTTTAAGCAGCGGAGAGAGTTTATTTTTAGGATGCCGCGGCGTTGTCGAAATCAGCGGAGATTTAATTAGTAAAGCCCTGCGTCTTGCGGAACATAAAGGGCTCGTAAGTATAGACGAAATCGGAGAGGAGGCTGAATAGAATGGGGAGCGGATTACCTCGCGTAATTGTTACAGAAACGGATTTAAGCCATTATGTTGATACAATGCTCAAAGGGATTTCCTGCGCTATTGGAATTACTGAAAAAGGTCCGATAGGGAAGCCGCAGTTAATAAGCTCCGAAATGCAATTTGAAAGAATTTTCGGCGGCGAGTTAAAGACTTCGGATTTTCCTTTGTTAGTCAAGCGTGCTTTGAGTTACGGCGCGGTTTTATGGGTATCGAGGGCGGCTCATTATTCAGATATTACAGATAAAACAACTCTGACGGCAATTAAAGCAGCTGTGAACTTGAAAGACAGGCGTGAAACTTCAGCAGATACTCTAAAAATTACAGCTTCGTCCGAAGGTGTCTGGGGCAATAAATTATCCGTAGAGATTTCGGGAAATACTTTAGACCCCGCAACGCTTTTTAATCTGAAAGTCTACAACAGCGGCGAAGAAGTCGAGCGTTTTGAAGATTTATCAATGGACAGCGAGAGCGAAAATTATGCTGAAAAAGTTAAAAGTTCTTATATAGAAATTCAGGACGTAGGCTTACTCACGGATAGAAATTTAGCGCGGCCTGCATTAGGTTCATACTCATTAAGCGGCGGCAATGACGGCGGAAATATTACAGACGCTGATTTTATAGGCTCTGCGGCAAACAGTACGGGCTTGCATTCTTTTGACGATATTAACGACGCTGTACAGCTTGCAGTGCCGGGAGTTTCGTCTCCTGCTGTGATTAGCGCGGCTCTTGCATATTGCGAAACGAGAGGCGATTTTTTATTTGTAACTGAAACTCCTTTTGATTTAACACCTCAAGAAGCTGTAGATTTCAGGCTCGGAACGGGTGTTTATAATCATTCGCCTTTTGTAAGCAATTACGGAGCAATGTACTATCCGAAAATAAAAATTTACGATGTTGCGAGACAAAAAGAGCGGTATATTTCGCCCGTCGGAGATGTTTTAGGAGTTATGGCTGTTAATGATTATTCAGCTAATGAAAGTTACGTCCCTGCAGGAACAAGACGCGGAAGAATATTAAACGCACTCGGTGTTGATGTAAACGTAGGAACAAGAGGCAGATTAGGCGACGGCAGTTATTTAGCTGAAAATCAAATTAACCCCGTTTGTGTTTTTGAGGACGTCGGCTCGGTCGTTTGGGGAGCTCAAACGCTGCAAAGACAGGCAAGCCTGTTAAGAGAGGTCAACGTCCGGCGAATGCTGATAATCATCAAGAAAACAGTAGCCGCTTATGCCCGTGCTTACATTCGCCAGCCTAACGACCCTCGAACGTGGCGCGAATTCTATCGGGGACTTGAACCGAAGTTCAGAGAATGGAAAAGTTCACGCTGGTTTTACGACTATAGAATTTTCTGCGATCAGAACGCTGAAACTATTGATGACGCTAAATTAAACACGCCCGAAAGTATTCAGAGAGGCGAATTTAAGTGCCAAATTTTCTTAAAGCCCGTCGTTGGTATTAAGTGGGTTATGATAGACGCGGCTATAACAAGGCTTGACGCTGATTTTGCCGAAAGTCTTACGGACATTTTAGGAGCATAGAAAGGAGCGTTTAGTATGGGATTAAATCCTGTTTTTCCCGGAAATCCGCGTCAGGGCTGGCAGTTCACGGTTAGAATTAACGGTTTTGATGCTGCAGTTTTCCAAAAAGCTACACCCCCCGAAATTAGTGTTGAAGTTGATGAATTTGCTTCCGGCGGAAGTGTACGAAATCACAAATACGCAGGCAGAAAAACAGTCGGTGAGTGCACTCTTGAAAAAGGCATGTTCGCGGATAAAGGCGATTTAGACGCTTGGAACTGGCTCACTCAGGCCGTAAATAGTACAACAGGCGATCAGGGTGCACCGTCCGAATATTGGCGCGACGTTGATTTATGCCATGTGAACAGGGTCGGGCAGGTTATCCAAACTTGGCACATGACGGAGGCTTTTGTATCACAAATTTCTTGGAGCGACGGCGAGGGTGAAAGTTCTGAACATATGATAGAAACTTTAACTTTAACCGTTGGAGACTGCGAGGTAAGATAGCATGACCGATACGGAGAAATTTGTATTACCTTCGGGAATTGAGTGCGAAATTCAAGAGTTGACCGCCGAAGCTGAGAGAGTTTTAACTAATAAGGCCGATGTTAAAAGTGGGCAATGGATTAACAAATTTATTGCAAAAGCATTAGTAAAAATCGGAGGCAAGCCTGTACCTCAAAATCAAGGCGAATTAATAAACATGCTGCTTGACATGAAGACTGGCGACAGAAATTATTTACTGCTCCGTATCCGAATGCAGTCTTACGGGGACGAAATGATTTTTAATTACGAGTGTCCAAAATGCCACAAAACTTCAGGCTATAAGCTGAATTTGCGCGAAATGTTAGAAGACGGAACACTTAAAATTTACCCGTTTAGAGACGATGTCCCTATTGTAGTTGAAACACGCGATGGAACGGCTGAAATAGACTACACAACAGGCCGGAGCGAACAGTGGCTCGCTTCTTTGAAAGATATTGATACAATTCACTTAGCACTCGCGGCCTGCAAATCTTTCAATGGGAAAGCCCCCGAATATAAGGATTTTTGCAAGTTAAAAACCCGCGATATATCCAAAATCAGAATGGCATACTCGGAATTAAAAGGCGGTTTAGACCCTCAAATTGAGCTAAACTGCTACGAATGCGATAACTCTTATAAAGTAATGCTGCAGCAGATACCCGATTTTTTTACGCCTTTGACGACAGCGGGCAGTATTGGCCTGTAGACGAGCAGATTTTTTTTCTTGCTCATGAACTGCATTGGAGCTACAACGAACTTTTAGCGATGCCGGTTACAACTTTGCGCTGGTACGTTCAAAGATTAAAAACACAAATCGAGGAAGAAAACAAAAAGATAAAACAAGCTAAACAAGGGAAAGGACGGTGATTTTATCTATGAACGGCATGAACATGATAGGGCTCGGAATTGTATTGACATTAAAAGACAGAGTTTCGTCAGGGCTTAATTCCTTGCGTCAAAAAATGACAGGCTTCGAGAAAGTAACTGAAGCAATGGTAAAAAACTTCGATGAGGCAACGACTAAGATACTCGGCGGGATTACTGCAATAGCAACAGGTTTCAAGGGATTTAACATTCTTGAAAGTATGTTCGCTCCCTCCGTGAATGTTTCTATGGGTATTGAAGCAGCATTTGCACGCGTTAAAGCAGTATCTAACGCAACACGTGAGGAATTGAAAAAGCTCGAAGCGCAAGCTGAACAATTAGGACGCGATACAAGATTTTCTATTTCAGACGTTTTTCACGCTCAAGAGAATTTAATACGTGCCGGTCTCGACATAGATAAAACTAAGGCTGCCGTCCCTCACGCTTTGAATTTAGCATTGGCTGAGGGGTTAGAGCTTCCTGAAGCGGGCGACATGATTGCAACTACAATGTCGCAGTTCGGCATGG